AAGATAAAAATCCAGCTGCTAATGTTGCTGCCGCTAACCAACTCATATTTTATTTTTTTTTGTTATCATATATATTTATTATTACACTTTTCGTGTGTTTTTTACTGCTATACTACCTCAGAACCAACTGAAAACAATTTAGCCTCAGTAGTACTTGTGTTTTTCATTTTAATCTTAGCATAATAACCAGATATTCCAGAGGTGTTTACAACACCGCTTTTTGCAAACAAAGCCATAGTGTTTGCTAATTGATTACCTGTTATTGTTGTGCCGCCATCATCAACTGTTATAACATTAGTTGTGTTGTTGATACCGGTTACAGTTCCTCTAAGTATTGGAAGGTTACTACTATTATTTTTATCTATACCACTATCAGTACCTCCAGCATCAAGCGCGTTTACTTTACCCGCTGTGTATATAGCGTCGCCTATACTTAGTGATTCGTTTATATTTCCGCTTAATGTTATTGTAAATGTTGCCATATTTTAAGACCAGTTAGGGTCAATTGTTAAAAAGTTATCTAAATTTAAACTTATTGTTGTGTTTGCTGTAGGAAATTGATCTATACCTAATACAAAGCTTATATTAGCAACTCTACCTGCGTTTTCAAAAACTACTAATTGACCAGATCTAGCTACAGCGGTTTCGCTAATTACAGCCGTGTGGTTACTGCTATCAACTGTATTAACCGTAAGGCCTTCTAAATTAGTACCGCTTTTCACAGTAGTAACACCTTCGTATAATCCAACAACATTTCCAACAGCATCGTCAAGCTCAGTGTTAGTTAATAATGTTATAGTACTACCAGTGCTGTTAGCGTTTATTTTTTTGTTTACATCGGCAATTGTTAAAGCTGCAATAGTCTCTTCATTTGGGTTAGATGTGCCAAATATTAAGCCTGTAGTTTTTTGTATAAAATCAACTCCAGCACCAATAAAAGTTAAAGTGCCCGACACCGTGCCGCCTGGAGTACCGCTTAAAACTAAAGCAGTATCACTAATACTACTAACAGTAACGCTGTTTGTTATGCCTGTGCCAGTTACTGTCATGCCAACCGCTATTAAACTGTTAGAGGCTGTTAACGTTATAGAAGTACCTGTGGTGTTTCCAGACATTGCCTGAGTTGTTCTAATTTCAAAATCATCAACATCTATTTCTCTAGCTTTTTTAAACGCTTTAGTATTTATTTTTGGTTGTAACTCTACAAGCGTACTTTGTCCAGATGTACCTGAATTAGTACCAGTTAAAGCTGATGACGATGGTAGCGCCGCGTGCGTGCCGGTATAAGCAGCGTTAGCAGAAACACACGCAATAGTTACTGTAACATCGTTTACTTGGTTAAAAGTAAAAACACCTGCTAAAGAATCTGGTAAAACAGTTACGCTAGTATTATCAACGCTTAATTGTAGCGAGTAAGAATCTAAAGATGCTGAGCTAGGTATTATAAAACTTGTTTGTGAAGATCCAGAACTACCTATTGTTATTGTACCTGACGTTGTAGAAGAAGCTGTAAAAGTGTTTGTTGTAAAATCATAAGTATGATTGTCAGAATTTCTTTTTAAGAAAAAAGAAAATTGTGAATTTTCTATACCACTAACAACAAGTTGTCTTGTTTGCCCGCCAGTTGGAACGTCAGATGTATCTAAAGAAACGCTAACTATTTCTTTTATACCTGTTTCATTAACACCAACTGCTTCGCTAGCACCTATAGTTTCGTTAAAACTTATATTGTTGTACACCGTACTAACACTTGCTTTAGCACTAATTACAAAAACTTTTTGTGTTATTCTTTCTAAAGAATTTTCAGTAGTAGTGCTTGTTACTATTAAATCACCGTCATTAAAATTAAATTTAAAGTCAGGTTCTTTTGAATAATAAAAATTATTACTAGCGGTAAACGTAACAGTGCATATTTCTTTTACAACATCTTCAGTTGCAGAACCAGTTAGTCTTTTCGTAGATGAATTAACAGTAGCAAGAGTGATACCAGAGCTAGCAACTACACTTACAGTGTGGTTTGTTTTTGTGTTTGTTGTTACGTTTAGTCCTAAATTTATTGCCATATTACGATGCTGTATTACTTGTTATTATACCTAAACCTTGCACGTTAAAATCGCTAGTGTCTATATTACTAGCCGTGATAGCTTCTCCTTTTATATAGTTGTACCACTTATTATCTTTTTCTAAAAACTCGTTAACAGAACCTGATTGAGTAGGGGTTGTTATGGTTTCTGCAAACCAACCTGTTTTAGCTTTAATGTTGTAAACATCAGCGTCTGACCCATCAGATGTAACATCTAACAAATCTACTTTACCTTGAGTTCCTTCGTAAATTACATTTTTAAATCTTTTGTTTTCATAAGGATTTGTGTTGAGAACAACCTCTACGTAAGGCTGTGTAACAGCGCCATAAAAGTTACACCTTGCTTCGTTTGAGTGGTGTTTGTAAAGCTCACCGTCGTTGAAAGTATAGTAGTTGTTGTTAAAACTTGCTCCAGCTTGCATTGCTGTAAAAGACTTAAAGCTTGACCAACCTTTTATATTTTCATTAAAACTAAGAACATAATCGGTGCTGCCATCAATTTTTATATTATACTCGTTTTTTCTAGTGTCATAACTACCAATTAAAGCTGTTGAAGATGGTAGCTCGTCTTTAAAAAAGTCAGCCATGCCATATTGTGAAATAGGTGTTAAACCATCTATAGATAATCTAAGTACAGCACCTCTTTGTTTGTCTGTAAAATAAGCTCTATGTGATTGCGAGGCAAAAGACGTAGGATCTTTAGATATTCCAAACTCACCAGCGTAAGGTATCGTTTGTCCTAAAACGTTTTTATTTGCAGTTAATTGAGGATTTCCATCGGCATTAAACACAGCGTCTTTGTTTGCTAATATTTTTAAAACTTTATCTTCACATAATACTAAAAGATTAGAATCTTTAGTATGTAGCTTTTGTATGCTACCATAAGTTGGATTAACATCTTTAGTTATTTTTTCAGCTTGTATAAACTGATTTAAATTGTTTATATTACTAGTAGAATTATATATACCAGAAAATATTAAACCACTAACTCTATTGTCTTGTTTATAAACCTCGTCTAAAGTTGAAGAAGCAACTATACCTTTTCCTAAAGTATTTTTATTAAACACGTCTTTTATTCTATTAGACTCCACACCGTTTTCAAAAGAATAACAATTAGAATATTTTAAATCTTGAACAGCACCGTGATCTTTTATATCGTAAAAATCACTAGCCTCGTAATATATATCTAAACCTTCTGTTGTTTTTGGTTCTGTTTCAAATACTGCTGGATTGTCTGTTGTTAGTTGAGTTCCTTCTTCTACAACATCACCTACAAACTGTATTATACTACTAGTTCTACCATTCATTTTACCAGCTGTAGTTGCGTTTCCAATTCCAATTGGGTCATAAGAAGGAGGAGTCGGTAACTTGTCTAATTCTAGTATGTATGTTAAACGCCTGTTGCTACCTCTTAAAAACCTTTTTTCTTCGTCTGTTATAGAATCTTGAACTATAGTACCACTAGTACCTATTGTTATCTCATCAAAATTATCTGCATCGCCGTGATCTTTTCTAGCTCTAAACTTTTTATAAGTACCAGCACTTGTATCTCTTAAATCACCCCATGTTATGTTTTGTATACCATCAGGATCGTCAAACCATTGGTAGTATGTAAAACTATCACCAGGGAAAGGCGTGTGGTTATATCTTTTTACTTTCTTAAAACTTAATATTTCAAACTCTTCACCTGCGGGATCGCTAGTAAATTTAAACTTAGCGCCTTGTTTTATACTACTTATCATACTTAAAAAAGCACTAGAGCTACTCGTCCAACCATTAGACTGTAAGGAGCTTGCAACGCTAGACACGTTGCTAGAGTTTAAAGGAACGTGTGGTATGTCTGTTTCCATACCGCCGTAAGAAAGCTCCATATAGAATTTACCCACCTGGCGAAATGAAAAACCATAAAGATAATTATCAGCAGCTTCGTCTTCGGCTGTTGCGATATATATACCCCTACCAACTCTATTAAAATCGTTTTTACCACCAGTTGGATTGTTACCAAAATTAGTACCGTCGTTAGCTGCAAGTTCTAAAATATTACCATTATCTAAATCGTAATGAACAGCCCTATGGTATAATGTGTATTTACCATCAACTTCAGGATCGTAACTGTTATTTTTTTGCACACCTATGTAAGAAGTTTGATCTATAAACCAATTGCTACCATAACTACCTGTTAATCCTAAATCGTTATTTGCACCAGCCACACCATATTTAAATAATCTTAAAAATTTCATGTAAGCGCCTTGAGAACCGTATACGCTGTAATTTCTGTTAGAACCAGAAGTGTCTTGCGATTGAAATAAACCATAACTATATGAAAAAGCAGCATGTTTAATTGTACCTGGATTTCCTTCATTAACACCACTGCTAAAACCAGCAATGCTAGTTTGTCCACTACTTATACCAAGCACGTTGTCTGAAATACCAACGTTAAGACTACCGGTATTAAAACCTCCATCTACATGAAGAAAAGCTGTAGCTAAATTTTCTGGTATTGCTTTGTATATATTTTTTCCATCGCCAGTTCCGGATCCGCTATGTCTTGCATCTCCACTTTCATACCAAAGTCTCGCTTCGTAGTAAAGCGTATCGTTTGCTTTAAAATTATTACTAAAAGGACCTGTACTACTATAAGTAAGAAAGCTTGAGTCAGTTAAGTCGTCCCAAGTGCCAACACTAGACCCTCCATACGGCCTGTCTTGTATGTCTACTACGTTTGAAGCTACTAATCCTACTGCTAAGTTGTTTCTAGTGTTAATAGTAGAATTATCTTGATAATTGTCTATAAAAGAACCACTTATTGCAACGCTGTCTTGCTTGTGAAAACTAGATA